GCTGATGGAAGTCATGGAAGCGGAAGACCTTGATGCGATTCTTCACACTAGCGGGGCCACGTTCAGCCAGCGTCTTCTTGAACGCGCCATATTCTATGATGTCTCCCCCGTCGTCCAGGTTGCCGCACACCGCCGCATACCCGGCAAACGTGCCCTCCTCCACATCAAGGCCCTTTTCCTCAAGCTCGAAAGGAAAGCCCTTGTATTCCTTCGGTTCCCATTTGTCAGGCATTATGCCTCCTGTTCGTCTTCCGGAAAGGCCCTCTCGAATTCTTCTGGCGTGATTCCCAAGGTCCTTTCAAACTCTTCCATCATCTTTTGGCGTAGCAATCGGCCACGTTCACGGATACATGCCTCAGCCTTCGGCCAGAACTCTACTTCGTCACGAATCAGCTCCTCAGAAATGCGAATCATCTCCCCCTCCTATTAGCCCTTGAGCATCCAAAGAAAAGTTCTGTCGGCTGTCTGCTCCACGGTCGTGTGAATCTTCACCCAGCGATAGGCGGCCAACGGCGCCAACGCCACTGTCGAGATCGCTGCTGCCCCGCCGGCTAGGGCGATTGTGACCGCCACACCACCGGCGGTACACAGCGTCCGATAGGTTCCGGCCTCACTATCGGCTACGGCAAACTGAATATCGCTGGCCTGGTCGAGTGCGGGCACTATCAGGCCCAGCAACCCATAGCCCCGCAAATCCACCGCGTTTGAGTTTTCGTCATCCGTCTCGTATAGGATCTGGCACGAATCTCTATGCGTCCCCTGCCGCGTGCCAGTCAGCTCCATGTCAACCGGCACCCAATAGTCTTGTCCAGATTGTTGCATGGCTTATCCCTTCAATATCCAGATGATTGCTCTATCTGCGCCCTGCGCCGCAGCCGAGACGATCTTGACCCACCGATAACCCGCGAGTGGGGCCAGGGCAGTAGCGTCGATTGCCATGTCACCTGTACCAGCTACGATAGTCACGGCTGCACCCAGCTCGTCACAGACCGCCACATACGTTCCGGCCTCTATGTCGGAAGCCTCAAAGGTCAGGTTGCCCGCCGTCAGCGTGGGGAGGATAAGTCCGAGTAATCCATACCCGCGTAGGTCAACCGCCTCGGTGGTAGTGCCCTGCGCCAGGATAGTTACCGTGTCTCTGTGCGTGGCGCGCCGGAACCCGGTTAGCTCCATATTCGTCGAAACCCAATAGTCTTGCCCTGATTGCTGCATGTTTATCTCCTATTCCACTACTGCCAGCGGCACGCATTCACAGTTGGGGTGCAGAGGTGGCGCCCCCACGTCGCCATATGTCACCCGCATGACCTTCCCGTCGGCATCATGCACTTCCCCGCCTTCGTCTACGAAATTGGCCTCAATGCTGATGATCTGCCCGTCCAAGGCCGCGCAGAAGGTGCAGCAATCGGGGAAGGCGTGCCAGCTAATCGTTGTCACCCCCGACTCCCGCCAGGCCATCTTCGTGCCGTAGTTCAATGACCTCATGGTCTCAGTCCTAGCAATAGCATTGGCCCGTGCCTTGTCAAAGACTGGATGGCCCGCCGCGTCAGTCAGTTCCATCAGCGCGGTCCTGGTCTGTGTGACCGTCCAACCTTCGCTCTGCGCTGTGGCAACCATCTCGCGCAAAGCACCTTCAGTGACGCCGGTGATGCCCTTGGCAAACTCCATCGTGTAGCCGTCTAGGAACTGTTGAACCTCTGGCCTCTCGATGTCCCAGGAGATCCCGTAGGCGGCCAGCACGTTTTCCATCTGTGCCCCAAGCAAGGATGTGAAGAGCGGCAGGAATGCTTGCTGCCAGCCATCCTTACTGACCATCAGATATGTCACGCCCGCATCAAGGAAGGTCCGATATGGCGCCCCCTGCTTCGTAGCCTTGCCCTCACGCTTGAGAATCTTCGCCAGTTCGGCCCTATCATCTTGGAGCAGGTCAAGCGCCGTTTCCTCGAATCGACCGCTCCACGCCCGCGCTGTGAGCCTGATGCTCCTGGCCCAGCGCTCCTTTGCCTCTTCTGCGGATTTGAAGCTCTTTGCCCCTGGTAGTTCTGTTGGGGCTGCTGGCTCTGGCTCTTCACCTGGCACAACGGCCTGGAGCATAAGAGGTCGCAAGAATACATCTGTGCCCTCCGCGTCCTCTAGTCCGGCCATGCTGCGTGCCTCACTGACCATCACCCAGCCCTTTTCGACGCCGGCATTCACCCGCTCCCACAATTCCTTGACTTCTTCCTGTAGGGCCTTGACGCCTGAGAAGTCGAATCTTACCCGGACGTCACGACCAAACTCTGGCGCGAGGTGGAGGTTCAGCGAGTCTTGTATCCTGCGGTAGTGTGGCATGAGTGTTTGTAGCCAAAAGGATATTTCGGATTCCTTGAAATTAGAGAAAGTGCTACGCTCTAGCCCTGAGAAGGCCCCTATGAGGATGGGCGCCACCTGCAAGACCATGCAGATTCGGGTCTCGGTGATTTGCCTCAAGTTAGGAAAATCCATATCCTTGAAGCTGTCCGCCATAGAGACCCATTCCGTGCCGGACCCGAGAATCAGAGGCCTGTGCCATCGCTCCTTGCCGCTGTGCATCCGTAGGTACGCGGCCTCGACCCTTTCACGCTCCGGTTGCCCTATGACTCCCTCGACCTTGAACATGCCAAACGGAACACCCGCATTAGTGAAGAAGGCATTGACGAAATCGGTGGCGCTGTTGTCCGTATCCCCCTCCCTGGCGGCTGCGGCCAGCGGAGGGAAGCCCCACAGCTTTTCGCGTGGGTGCGGTCGCTTGAAGTGAATCACGTCCTGAGCGGGCAATCGTATCTTGTCGGTTCCACTTGTCCACTCATACGCCTCTACCGTTCTCTTGACCCGCTGCCCCGGCTTAGAATCCACGGCGAGAATCGTCACCCTCTGGGGCCACATGGGCCACAGGCCCACTACCCGGCCCGCCTTGCTGCGCTCCTTCTCGTAGAACATATTGCCTGCGATGCTGTCGTACATGGTGAGTTCAAACAGGAACTCGTACCCGCTCATCTCTGGGTTGGGTTTGTCCAAGAGTACCTTCAGTGGGTGATCCGGCCTCTCCTCCCAGCCATCCTTGACCCGCTGCTCTACGACCAGCTTGGCCTCTGAGGCGCTGGATGCCAGTTCGTTGACACAGGCATACACGACCGCGTTCTTCTCGTAGCCGTCTTTGGAAAGGGTCTCGAAGTCAGTCTTTGGATAGCTCGCCACCCCGTCATTGCCCATCGGATAGCCGGTGACGCCCTTCTGTCCACGGAATATGTATGGCACTGCCTCTCTCAGCCTGTCAATGAGGGTCATGCCAGCTCCATCGAGAGTTGACCTAGATATTCGTTAGGCATCTTCGTTCCCTTGCTAGAATTACATGCCTTACATGCAATGACTATATTGCCCCTAGCCGTCGCTCCTCCCCTGATCAGCGGAATGAAATGGTCCAAAGTCAATCGTTCTTCACTACCGCAGTAGAAGCAGTAGCCCACGGCCAGCTTCTCAATTATTTGCTCTTGCGTCAGTCGATCTATCACGGCTTTCTTGCGAGCTATGCGACGGTGCACCCGCGCTAATTCACGCTCTCTGTTTGCTTCATAGGCCGCTGCATTCCTACATCGCAGAGAGCAATATTCCTGATTTGCGGCACGCACATGAAACACTGCCCCGCACTGGGCGCATGGCTCATAAATTGGTGGTATCAATGGCCTTTTCACATTGCGGTGTTTTCTGCCGGCTTCCCTGATCTTGAATTGATTGCGCTTACTCCATGCAGCTTGTTGGCAGACCTTAGAACAAAACTGCTTTACCCAACTACGCGACTTGAACGATTCGCCACAGTGCGCACACTTTCTGGCCGGTGCTGGTTTTTGAACATTGTTGATATACCAATGCGTTCCTCTACATGTCGCGCTGCAATATAATTGCAGAGGCATCCTGGCCGGGGTAAACAATCGGCCACACTGACGACAAGCCCTCGGCAACGGCTTTGGATGCCCTCGGCGGTTCTCATTTTTCCTGCGGCAATGCTTTGAGCAGAAGCGTTGATGCGGCCACTTCGGCCTCATAGCGAATTGCTTGCCACACCATTCACAAAGATTTTTTGTCATCAGTAGTAAAACGCCGGTGATTGGCCCAACATTTGTACAGCGCCACTCACGGCATCAATCTGATCGTCGTGCAAAGTTTCTGGAAACGCGCATACCTCATCCAGCCATGCCGCGTTCCACGCCCCCCTCACAAACGCCATCATGTTCTGCTCTGCCCGAGCCAGCCAGGGCATTGCCCGCGTCAGCTTGTCCGTGGTCACTTCGACCTGGCGGAACGGAATGCCTACTAGCTTGGGCTCTCTTGTGAGCGTTTGATACATGCCCCGCTGTACCCCGGCAGCCTCAATCCCCTGTTGCACCGCCGACCCGTCCATCCTGGCCGTCTCGCCGATCACCTTGACAGCATCGGGCCATTCCCACCGACCCCGCGCTACGTCTGCCACCACTAGAAGCCCCTTGCTCGTTAGCCCCACCTTTGCTCCTACCGTGTAGTCTGCTGATGTCTTGGTGCTGGCTGCGAGATCCCAGAAGCGCACATATCGGATATTCTCGGGTGCCTTCTCTACCGTGTGGAACCATTCACGCTGGAAGAGTGCCCCGGCAAGTTGTACGAACTCCGCCTCGTACTCCTGGCGGAAGATTAGGGAGGGCAGCAGCTTCCTCGCCGCCTCTATCTCCTCCGGGTCTATGTACGGGTTATCTCGTGTCGGGTGCTGAAAGGCGGCCCAGCCCTCCGCCGTCTCCGCGCTCTTGTAAAGCTCCCAGAAGTGGTTGAACCCCTTGGGCGTCGATATGAATACAGCCTTGCCCTTGCGATCCGACAGCGCGGGCCTCAGTGCCTGGCTCCACGCTTCGTCAAACTTC